AAAAGCTCGCAACCGGTGCAAACGCCTAAGCGCCGGCACCGTCATACCTAAAACGGTATTACGGAGTCCCTGGGGACTGACACCCAAGCCAGGAATGGCTTGAAGGGTGTATCTTACTGGTCTGAAGACCATTTTAAGAAAAGGATCAAGAATCACGTCGATTAATTCCTGATGGTACGCTAAGGTAGGGTGATAACCTACTACCTTCTTTGAGGAGGTACCGAGTAAAGTCGGATCGAATAAAATAGCAGCCGAAAGGCAGTACCATTAGACGATTACCAACGTTAACCCTTGGTAGTTTTCTTAGGTTTAGCGGAGAGGAACTCATCGGACTAACTGAAGCTAACTGAGAATGGATACAGGATCTAGGATACACTGGAAATGGTGGTATCCAAGGTTTAAGACCCTGAGGAGACCTAACTGCTCATCAGCAGCAGATCTCTGCATTCTTACTCAATTGATACCTTCCATGAAGGTTTAACAACCGAGCTTTGTCAGCTGGCTGCGGCCCTGGATTCATCCGGGAAACCGAAGTTTAACTGTTAATTTTCTTAAGATGTGGGCCAGTCCTAGACTGTCCCACGCAGTCCATTCAGCTGCGAAGTTTGTAAGAATTACGATTTATAATCCCACAATTCTTGCAGACGCTTACTTTGTAAGCCTGAACGGTTATAATAAGAAGCTAGATATACCTGGCTGGAGTACTTTAACTCAGTACGCTTTAGGAGCGAATCTTAAGCTAAGATAAGTACTTGTATTTATCACGGGATTCCCTTTTAAAGATAGGAACGGTGACAAGCTCAGCAGCAGGTGCGATGGTGAAATTCCAGCAGGAGTATGGTATACTCTGACACAGAAGTGTCTCTAGTGTATGAAACCAATTGGTCCAAGACCCTATATATACCATGGGTCCCACGCGACAACAGGATAACCTATTAAGGAAGAGAATTGAGAAGTTCTCCACTCGAAAGGGTGTAGAGACTCGAGGTCCCTAGTCCTACGTCTTCGGATATGGATTAGGTAAAGCCTTTACCTAGTACTCATACTTACCATGATCATAACTTTAATTATAATCTGCAGCATCTTATCTCTATTACATTATATGGGATTGGAATCTCTCTCATACCTCTGTATTGGTTTACCGATACAAGTATGTTTGGGCTTACTAATAACATTAATTCTAATAAAGGTCATTTCTGCTCTTTATAAATTCTATCCGGCTCTGCGGAGAGTCATAAACTCCGTAATCCAGGTGACGAATAAAGTTGATTCTTTAACGAACAAGCTGGACAAACTTAACGAAGGTCCTTTTTCTAAAAAGGGACAAAACCGGAAGTTTTCCACTTCAAGTTTTAGAGCCTCTCTAGGGGGGCCATTGAAGTCAGGTGCGAACTCTGTGAAACCTAAACCAAACCCAAAAGGTTGGTTAGGAAATAAAAGAGGTGGCCTACCGGTCACTTCTCTTATTCCAGAGAACAACCGATTTCGGATCAACGATCTGATATCGGCGGTAAGAATTAAGAATCTTGATGTTAATGCCATGACCGTCGTAAAAGGCGGAACTTGGTGGGTTAACATATTCATTCGAATGTGTCAACCTATCGGGTTGACCGTAACTGGTCCGCGTGTACATGCTATTGTTATCATCTTTCGAAAGATAGCAAAAATTGGTTCGACACAAGGAATTAAGGGATTAGTTATCTACTTAAAAGCTTGCTCTGTGTGCTTGATTCAAGCACTTGCCGGACACCGTATACACGGGAAAAGTCTAACCAAAGGACTTGGATGTAGAATCTCACGAACTAATCGCGGGATTCCTCGATTCATATTGTCAAACGACAGACGGAGAATCGTACGTGGGTACGAATTGCTGGTAAAATTTTATCAGTCAATTTTTCAAATATATAGAGTATTAGACTTTACCGGGAAAGTAAAACTTAATACAATTACCGGTCCCTTTACTGGGAACTACCAGGAGGCTATAGCGATTTATCACTATATCCCTGTGTTTGTCCATATCCTCACTCCCTCGCGGAAATGGGGAGTCATGCCTCAGTTAGTTGGTTTTGGTTTCAAACAGAAACTAGAAACTCTTAACCCAGCATGGCTTTGGTTAAGCAATGCTTACCAAAATATGAAACCTGACTGGATTGTAAAATCCGCGCCTGGTACAAAACCTGATACTGCTCTTCAAGTAAGTACGCACCCTATTCTTATGATTATAAGTGCGAACGCTATCAAGGAGAGCCCTATATATGACTCATTTAAGATCTTTCTCGACCTACTACCTATCAATGATAAAATCATGGTAGCGTGGCGGGCTTGCCTACAGCTTAAAGGTGTTTTTAAACGCCTTTGGGCTTTAGGTAAACTGGCTCTTAAAGAAGAACCAGCTGGGAAAGTGAGAGTATTTGCAATGGTTCCAGCTTGGTACCAGATCATCCTGAAACCGCTACATCTTATGATCTTCCAGATCCTTAAGACTATGCGGCAAAATGACGGTACATTTGACCAACTGGCGCCACTTCGGCACTTCATGG